GTTACCTTTGCTAAAGACTTTAGTGCTGCTGTCTGATTACCTGAGGATGTCCTGATCCCCTTAAAGATAATAGAACTCTTAGTCTCTAGGTTAATGATCTCATCCTTTGTGATCCTGAACAGGTGAGCTAATCCCATCAGGTCTATCTTCTCAATAAACTCAGGGATAATAGATGTCTGTGCTGACACCATTGTATAACGAGTAAAGAGGACTTTGTGTCCTCTCTCGCATATTAGGTTAAGTAAAAAGATAGCCACAGAGAATGACTTCCCTGAACCCCTACCTCCAGTGACAACGTAATACCTTGAGGGTGAGGTGAATAGTGGTATGTACTTGTCGTGTATGTTAACCTTGCTCATCCTCTTCCTCCTCTTCGAAGTCTATATCCTCTGCCTCAATCTCCATAGGCTCATCAGGTTCTGCTGTGTTATTACCGTAGAAGTTAATCACTGGCGCTGTGATCTTAGTGCCACCTGTAGATCTCTCTACATCCTCAGGCTTACCAAAGCCATACTCTAACAACAACTTCATGTGACCTAAGCTACCCTCCTTCGCAAACTTAGCCAATGACTTCATTGCCTCCTGCTCTGAGCCAAAGACATCCTTCATTGCGTTAATAGAGTACTTAGTTACTGCTGCCTTCTTAGCGTTGTTTACCCTAGCAGGTTTACTAGTAACAGGCCCATTTAGCTGAACCTTTGGAGGTAGTCGCTTGTTGTGCTTTCTACCATCGTTGTCCTTTATCTCGTTACTCTTCTTTCTTCTTGCCATAATTCATTTTGTATATCTGTCTATATGCTTCAAGTACAGCATCTTGGACATTGTCCTTATCATATATATAACCTGATTCTCTGATTCTGTCCCCTTGATGAATAGAGACCTGATACCTGTTGGTCTGTTTCCAATCACCATTAGGCTCCTGTATAGCCTCAGGATCTATGTTAACCCTTATGTGGTGTTCCAAGCACCAAGACATTTCCTTTATAGGGTTCTCTGTCTTAGGACTCCCCAATTGAAAAGGACTCTTCTTTATCTTAGACATACTGAGTCTTAGGCATCATCTTACACAATAGCTCTAGCTTTTGGTATACCTGCTCCATCTGATCATCATCTAGACCATAGGTCATCTTAGCAAACCTATCATCAACAAAGGTGGTTGACTTTCTTAGAATAGACAACTCTCTTCTATACTTATCAATCAAAAGATTCTGTGTCTTCTTCAGCATATCCATCTCATTCTCATGAACCTCCTTGACCTTTAAGATCTCTAGCTTTAGTAGCCTGTTAGTTTCAAACATCTCTACCTCAGACTCTGTACCATCAATAACACAGTCGGTAACCTCCTCCACGATCTGCTTCTTTAATTTGTAGTAAAGGATCCTGTACTCATTACGCTGCATGATCTTTGGGAACCTGTACTTAGTAGAATGTATTACCGTAGAATGGTGCTTACCGATAGTCTGACCGATCTTCTCTAAGCTATAAATCCAACCATAGTCAGCCAAGTCTTTAGATATCTGAAAGTAAATACATCTAGCATTTACATAGTCATTGTTGTTGTTCTTAGCTGATAGATTAATTCCTACTTCCTTCTCAACTATCTCTCTTACTCTGTCCAATTTGTTTTTCATAAATCTCCTTTAATATATCCTCAAAAATTAACTTACTTATTTCTTTATGCTTCTCAAAGCTAAACGTCAACATACCATCCTCATCCTCATTCATGCCAATCTCAACAGCAGCATCCTGAAACCTGCTATCATGCACATCCTCTATCTTCTCTATTGCTGACTTAATTCCTGAGCAGATGAGGTACTCCTCTTTTTCTTCAAATTCTTGGAGGAGTCTATCGAATACCTCAAGGTCGTTATATATGAGATAGGCTGAGAGTGTGGCTGTGTAGAAGTGTAACTGGATGTTTCCGATTTCTTTTCCATCGTTATAAAGTTCCTCTAACAACATAGTTTCTTAGGTTTTTACGAGCCTCCTCGTTTAAGAAATTTCTTTTATATATATCAATCCCATTCTCTACCAAGAACCAACCTATATCTAAGAATTCCTGACTACAATCAAAAATACCAATCGTCTTTGTTTCCTTATGTATCACCAAGAAGGTGAACTGCGTTGCCCCAAAGATATGGCAATACAATGCTGCCTGCAAGTTATACATAAAGTTGTTTGCAGAGGACTTAAATGACCTTTCACTAACAGGAATGCTGGTAGTCTTAAGGTCAATGATATGCCCTGAGTTTAGATCTATGGCATCAGCCTTTGCCCTGAAGGCAAGGCCATCAATCTCCTCAATAGCAGGAACCTCTCGCTCAGTCCCATGCAAAAGAAAGTCTGCCTCATCGTTTCTCCTTACAGCCTCTGCGATCCAGTAAGCGTTATCCATCTCTGACTGAGTATATACCATGTGATCACCATGAAAAGCAGTGGCCTCCTTGAATTCCTTCTTTGCCTTAGTACCCTCTGTGATAATCAGGTCATTAATCTTCTCAGGCTCTAGCAGGCACATGTGTATCAGCCTACCATCTCGTAACGCTTGGTTAGAGTTATCATTCTTTCTGAGTGATAGCTCATAGGTTAGTGGCCCTTCATTAAGTTTCTTGAGAGAGGAGCTACTTAAGGCATGCTTGCCTAAGTGTCCATAGTAAAAGGAATCATCGTACATCTTTTGCAAGATCTCGTACCTATTCCAACTCTCTCCATTCAGTAGTGTTATCATAATTGTAAAATTCTTTCTGCATTTCTTTAACCTTCTCTAAGGCTTTTAGCCTTTCTATGTTTGCCCTGTTCAGGGTTTCATCATACACATAACGCTCCATGCGTAGATCATTAATGTAATAGACAATGTTCATAATGTTGCTGACCATCTTCTCTGTCTTACTACTAGGCCTTTTGATGTGTGCCTCCTTCACCATAGACACAATGTCTAATAATGATGCATCACACAGCATGTCCTTTTCATTCTTTACTAGTTTGCTAAGTATCATATTCTTGATTTAATAAATAAACTACAGCAAAGGAAAGTAATAATGTTGTAAAATCCAAACGAGTTACAGTATTTAACATTTGAATACACAAGAAAATAATGATCATAAGTATGTAATGTGCTGGCTTCATTTGGATACTATTTGATCTTGCTGTTCCTTCTCTAGTTCTAATTGTAGATTAGCTAATGCTCGCCATGCTACCTTAGCTGAGTGACGAACCCCATCATCGTCTATACTACCTGCATCTATCAGGTGACGAGCTAAAGCATCTAAGTGATCGTTTGACTTATTCCTATCCCAATGAAGTGGCTTGTCCTCATGGTGCTGTTGGTTTCCCATCCATGAACAACGAGCCACCTCCATGATAGCATCAGGGAAATACCTTAGTACCCCTGTGAAAACTGGCTTCTGCTTTCTAGGGAATGGCATTGTCAATCTGTTGGATTAGGTGTCTAAGTTCATACTTCTCGAATCTGCCTGAGATCTTTTCCTTATAGGTTTTAATCTCGACATCATACCAATCCTTGTCCTTGACCTCGTCTTTACTAGTAGGCTTAATCTTAACGGTAAACTGCATAATTAATTGTTTAAATGTTCTTTACAAATATAATAAAAAAATGTTAATAATACTATAAGCATTTAATTATTTTATGTTTTAAGTGCTTGATGTCTGAGTATCTGACCTTTACTATTATGTCACTCCTATCCTTTCTAGTATACATCTTCATGTATGGCTTGTTATCATTAGCCTTCTCTGTGACATTATCCTCTACAAACTCTAAAAGCTCAGGTGTTTTAAATATCTTAAACACATTTAGTTCAGGGAAATGAAATGCTATATAATCAGCAGCTCCCTTCAGCCATCCATGATCACCATTAGTATTCTGTAGCTCTAACCAAATAGCGTTTAACTTTCTGTTACCTTTAACATCGAATCCAAAGCCATCAACGATAAAATCAATGTGCATCTTTCTATCTATATCTATAGATGTCTTCTCTACATCTAGACCCATAGACTCCATGACCTTGACAAAAAGATCCTCAGCCTCTAGGCCCATCCTAAAACTTCTAGCCTGAACGTATGGGTTCACCTTATTCCTACCCATTATACTTCTCGTAATATTGTTTAAGGTTTCTAACCACATTAGCAACACACGAGCTACACTTAGTTAACTTTTGTCTAGCCTTAAATACCCTGTTGTATATTTCTACAAGGCGCTTCTGCTCTGTCATAGAGATAGTAGACCTTCTAGCAGAAAAGAACTCAGTCAGATAGTTGTACTCATCCTCCCTAAGGCAAAGTGGGTTGTTATACCTAAACAACTTATTCAAGGCCTTCTTACGATCCTCACAGCCACAGTCCTCACCTGCTATAAACTTGACCGCCTTCTCAATCCCAGTTGCTCTAGTAACCTTCTGAACGCTATCTCCCAAGCCCTCTGATGCTTCCTGCCTTTTCTTTTTCCACTCTCGATATTCCTTTGTTCTCTTATCGAGATTCTGATAATAGGTTTCATCTTTCATATTGATTATATTAGGTTGTAATCTCCATTCTTAAAGTCCTCCCAGTCTTCCTTAAATTTATCCCTGAGGATCCTCTTATTATGTTTCATTGAGTTAAATATACTTGTCAGGCTAATACCTGTACCCTTAGCAATCTCTCTTAGGCTGTAATCGCTTTTAAGGTACTTCTCAGACAATAGCTTGTCATACCTATGCCAAGTATTCATCTCTGCCTGAATCTTCGTTACAAGCCTTCCAAATGCCGTATTCTCATCGTATGCTGTTTCATCATCCCACTCAGCATATTCCTCCTCCCAAGTTTCAAAGAATTGGTATCTAGACTCAGAAACTATGTAGGTCTTAAACATGTTCTTAAGCGTGACGTATACAAAGAACCTGTTAACCTCCTCATCATTATACATGATCCTAGACTCATCCTTGATATACTTATGCATCCTCAGGTAAAAGGACTGAACAATATCCTCAGCAGTATCCTTGTTGCACCCAAAACTGATAACCATCCTGATCCATACATCGTGGTTATTGGCCAGTAGTTCTAACATTCTATTTCTAATATTATTTGGTTAGTGTCGCTGTAGTATTTCTTCATATCATTGATTGATACTACGTTCTGATCCATCTCCCACACAACGCCCTCTAGAGCGTCAAACAGAGCCTTATTAAGATTATCATGCAGGTCAGGTTTGGTAACCTTGTAGATAGTGTTAGTACTTTTCCTCTTGTACTTAGGGAACGATTTGGGGTACTCGAATACATAGTGTAGTTTATTTATGTGAATAGGTGTGCCTGCCTTTATAGCAGAAAAGCCCATAGGGAGTTGTTCCCCTACGAGCCTTCTTAGTTCATTCTTATAGTCGACAATCTTCTTGGGCTGATATGCTCTACCTGCCCTAGTCATCCTTACCGACTGATGTGGTATAGGTTTAATCGCTATTGATAATTGTATCTTCATTCTTTAAATTGTCTATCCAGTTCAGATCCTCGTAAGCCATCTGTGGATACCCATACTTATTAACATAGAAGCTAAACGTATCAAACGATCTGTTCCTGCTTCTTTTGCACAGAACCTTAATAATATTATTGTCCGCACTATCTCTCTCTAGCTGTATCTGCGTTTCTGCCTTCTTCTCCATCGCACTACCTAAATGCCCTGTAGGCTTCTCACTACCATGATTGGTATGTATCACTGTCATGATATGTACATTGTATATCTGTGACCACTTCATGATCTTCTGCACTAAAGCATTAGCCTCCTCAATATTGTTTACATCTGCAAGCAAGTCAGCAATACCATCTATGATCACAAGACCTGCATCCTCATTATCCTCTATAGCTACCTGAATAACCTTTAGCCTCTCTTTGTGGTCTAGTGGCCTAAGGCCGTATGTCTTATAACAAGCATTATCTGTTTTTGTCATCTCAAGCACCCTCTTAAAGGTCTTCTGTGCATGAAACTTTCCTTGCTCTGTGTCAAAGTGTAGTAAGCATCTATCATCTCTGTGACCCTTAATCTTACCACTAAACCTCTCGCAGTCACCACCTAGATATGCTGCTGAAAACAAACTCATAAGGAATGTCTTAAGCGTCTTAGGTGGCCCCTGTATGAAAGAAAAGTTACCATAGGTTCCTATTGGTGTGTCGTAGGTTACTGATCCTTCAGAGGTGTTATATGTATGTGTTCCGTAGCTCAATGCTATTGGTGGATGTTCTAAGTTTTTAGTTGGGTCTATGTAGCAATCTTGCAACAAGACCTCTGCCTTTAATCTATCGTCTTCTTGTTCTTGTGTAAGCATTCCTTGTTTTCTTGTTTAAAGTGTTGGGGGCTTTCGCCCCCTTCACTAATTGTACGCAGTCATTAAAATGGAAAGTCCATGTTCTCAGCAGGTGCAGGAGCAGGCGCTTGCTGTGCCTGATTACCTACTAGCTGTACGGCAGAGATGCTACCATCTGTGGTGATCACCTTACCGTTTCCAAGCCAATGTGTTGGTGCGCCTGAATCACGCTCCTCTTTTGTCTTGTCAGTAGCAATCTTTACATTGTTACCATAGGCATCTGCCTGATCATTTACGAAAGCTACTACATTGTAATAGGTTCCTTTTTTTCCTTGAATAACCTTGCTCTTGTCGATTTTGCTTAGGTCAATACTAAATGAAATTGTTGCACTCATAATTTACTTGATTTAAATTTACTTTTTTGATTTAACATATTTTGACGCTTCAGACTGTAAAGAAGATAACTTCAAAGATTTTCTGTCCTCTTCACTAATAATATATCGCCCTGATATTTGATCTATTGCCTTATCAAAGTCTTTCTGATTCTTTAACCAAGACACTAACTTAGGCCACTGATCATGTGACTTGTTTAATACCTCAGTCTTTTTATCATGCTTGTTGGTAGCATCTGCATCCTTAGTATCATCAATAAGGAATAGACCATTAAGGGCATACTTTCTAGCATAAGAAGAGGCAGAGCCTGATGCTTGTGACCAGTCCATACCTTTTTTGCTAAAGTCTATACCTGCCTGTGATTGCACCTCAATAGATAGTTCAGGATAGTCAGAGCAAAAGATCTTAGCCTTTGCGCTACATATAGGGAATCCTGCCACCTCAACAGTATCATCACTAAGGATTAGGTTTACCCCATACTTTAATAATAACGGCTTTGAAGCCTCCAAGATACCCTCTAGGTTCCTGTAGTTGTACTTCCCAAAAGAGTTGTACATGTTCTTTGGTGCTTTAAGTTCTGTCTGAATCTTAAGCAACCTTTCTTGTAGTGTAAGTGTTTCCATAACGCAAATATAATAAAATTTTTAACAACTTATTAATAATTATTTTTTATTCTGTTTTTTATTAGAGATTTAAACTCAGGATCATTTAAAAATTCCTTATTAGCAGCCTTCCTAACAATATTGTTTCTAACATGTAGTGATATGTCAGGGCTACCTACCTGAACAACTAGCTCTCTTAGGTACTCAATAACCTCTTGTAGATACTCTACCTTGTTGTCATAGATGTCCCTACGAAGTTGTATATGGTTCCAAAACTTGTTTATCTCTGTCTTCTGAATAGGGTCGTTGACTAGGGTAAGCATGTCGCTGTAGTACCTTCTCTCTATAGCCGTAAGGTTCTCGTCAGTCAGCCTAGACTGGTAAAGGTTACGAAGGTGTCTATTGTTCTCATAGATCCTTGCCTTCTTTAAAGCCTCTTGTTGTTTTTGCTCTAGAAGCTCCTGTTCTGTTAATGGTTCATTTTCTGTGTTCATTGTAAATAGATTTAATAATTAATAACACTACAAATATATAAGGTGTTATTTGATTATGCAAATGTTTTTACAATTTTAACATTTTATTAACATAGAAAAAGAAAGGGGGCTATTGCCCCCAATCTAACATTAAACAAGAAAATGAAAACTCAAACCCACAAGTAAATAGATGGAGGCTTAAGGTCGTCTGTGTCAAAGTATACCTGATCTCTATCTATGGCAAACCTCTGAACACCTTGCTCCATTAAGGAGCGTATTAGTTTTAATCTTTTCTTTGGCCCAACGCATCTTATCCTGATCGCCCTGCCTATTCTGTGTGAGTCACTGCTCACTAGTCCCATCTTGTCCGCTACTGCTTTAGATGTATATCCAAGTAAAACATTGGGTATGTATCTATGGTATTGTGCTGCCCTATCTAATGCCACCACTGGCTCCCTCTCCATGAACATATAACCACTACCCTTCACATCAGGTGAGTCAAACATAGACCACCTAAGCACCTTTAGTCCTTCTCTATCTAGCTCTTCTTCTTTGGTCATAACTAAAAGTATTGGGGAGGCCTGTCTGCACGAGAATCCAATTCGTTTAAATTAATCCTCCCCTCTACTCTGAAAGGTTGTTATGCAAATATAATAAAAAAAGATTTATGCTAAAAAGTAAACTTTAACATTTAGTTGATATAATATGTCATTTTTTTTTCGTAACTTCGCCTTACAGTAATGATACTGCAAATAAAAAGAGCCTCAATAAAGAGGCTCTGTTACTTTTCGTGTGAGGGGAATAATATTATTCAGATTCTTTTGAATCTTCTTTCTTCTTTGGTCGTTTATCCCAACGAGATTTTTTACCCCTAATGTCATAGTGAGTAAAGTCAACGTACCTTCCTAAACCGCCCTGCTTCATCATCTTATTTTCTATAAGAAAATCAATAGCGTCTGCGACCTCGTCAGGTGATACTCCCTCAATAACAATATCTGCTGCCTTACCAAGCAAGTGTTGGCTTTTCTCTGCACCACCAACCTTAGCGTTCCACTTAGGTGATCTGTATCCACTATTAATAGTGATAGGTTTTTGGAAATGCTCTCTAAGAACCTCTAATTGTTCAGCAAGAACCTGTAGGTTTTGCTTTACTTCGTATGGAAAGTGTGCGTTATCTGCTGACCTAAACTCTCCTTTGTTAAAATGTTCAGTCATAATTACTTGTCTTTATTATCCTTCATTGACGTTCCAAAGTAGTACCCATAGATGCTAAGGGCAACGCCCTCAATAATACCGATCATGTGGTAAAAAAGCTCCTTGTTAGCCTCAGGAATTTCTAGGGATATAATTGCATATATAATAACAGCGAAAGCCCCTAGTCCTACTAACCCTGTTATATTAAACATCCAGTCTACGTTACCTGACTTTTTTACTTCAACCTCTCTTTGTCTTGCAGATTCTCTATCTTCTACCTCTGCCTTATACAGCTCTACAAGCTCGTTATGAAGCCTAGCCTTCTCCTCAGGGCCTATTGATGTATCATCATCAATAAGTATCTTAATAGCCTCTAATGGGCCTCCTGTGAGTGCAGCTCCTGCAAGTTCAGGTAGCTTCTTGGTTAGAAACTTACCTACTGCTGTGTCCTTAAATTTCTTTTTATCGCTCATGTATGATCTCGTTTAGTCTTGCTATGTCTTTTCTGATGCGTTCTCTCTCTAACTTAAAGTCTATCACCTCATTCTCTAACACTCTAATATCAGGGAATATGTAAGTGTTTTGATTATAACGAAGGCTTT